GCCCAGCAAAGTTGTCAGTTAAAATGGAGTTGCATGAACCATACGTTGAGATCACTAAATGGGGGTTTAAGTGGATAAGATTCGCCTACAACTATGTTCTGGAAGGAGGGCCTGCTGATAAATTCGCCAATGACATTATAAAGACATTTGATGATGTTGCAGAAGATCCACTGGATTATGTTGAAACTCATGTTTATACTAATGAACATAGAGTTGTGGATAAGCAAACATGTATCATTAAAGCTAGTGAGGTGAAGAAACAGAAGAAGGTCCTAGCTAAAGGTAAACGCTCCGCATTTGCTGCGTCGATAGCCAAGATTGCGTATAATAAGTTTGGAGAGCGCAAGATGTCCGATGCTAATATTTTGGTGACCCGTAAATGGATTGCCAAATATTTGGAAGAACCGGAATTTAAAGACTTGCGTGTCTGTGATAAGAATCTAGCTATTGATCGTGCGCTGTTTTTATCATTCATCCCTACTAACGATTTTAGAGCCATGAAGTTGGCTCTCGGGACCAGTGCATGGTCTAATAGGGTGGATGCTAATGGAGTGTTTGGAAAGATTTTCAGGTTGGTCAGCCCAGGGAAAGGTCCTGGGGACCTTCCTGAATAGGGGTGCCCTGCAGTTGCCATTGGATCCGGTTGTGAGTTTAGCAAAGTGCTTTCAAGTAAATCTGCCGACAAGTATGAATTTCCAAATTTTTCCGTTGACAGTAAAGGTAATGCTAAACGTTTACAACCGGACCGTTTGCAGTGGAACACCACTGTAGGGATACCTAAAGAACGTAGGTATGTTAGGGTTTCTGGTGTGGCTAGCGACATAGAGATAGTTCCTTTTAACAATGACATTCGAACTTTGCAACGGGCGGTCGCCGAAAGGGTTTTCTTCGTGAAGGAAAATGGTAATTTTACCCGGCCGCCACGTCCAGAGAAGGGTGTTTTCAAAGGCAGGATGACAACTGTCTTTGACCTGTTGCGGAAAGAGTTGCCCTCGACCGCCCCGATTTCGCATCAACAGTTTGTTGATTCGTATAAGGGCCGCAAGCAAGCTTTCTACCAACAGGCTCTCAATGATCTGCGTCTTGGGTACACAAATCTTGAGAGGGATGCTCATCTGAACGTGTTTGTGAAGTTTGAAAAAACTGATCGTACTACGAAGGTGGACCCTGTGCCCCGTGTTATCTCACCTCGCGATCCCAAATATAATATTCGCGTTGGCCGTTACCTCAAACCACTTGAGGAGCGGCTTTTCAAAAGTTTGGGACGTTTATTTGGGCATAGAACAGTTATCAAGGGAGCGGATGCAGCCGTTAGTGCTAGGCTGCTGCGGGAGAAGTGGAAAATGTATCGTGACCCTGTAGCCATTGGACTTGATGCAAGTCGATTCGATCAACATGTTTCTTATGATGCGTTGGACTGGGAGCATGATGTGTATCTCAGTTGTTTTAAACAGAAGAAACATGTTAAGAGATTGCGAAATTTGTTGAATTTGCAAAAAGTCAATCATTGCAAATCCTCCGGGTATGAATGCCGACACCCGGTGCAGAGTACAGGTCCGTTCCGTAGATGGTTGTATGGAACGTGAAATACTGGTTACCAACCAGGATGGAGAGTATGAATTTGAAGAACTGCCTCCCCTTGAAAAAATGACGGTGTCCATTGTAGAATTCTCTGAC